AGATTGATCGTATTGGAGTCGGAGAGAAGCTTATGAAGCTTGCAACCGAAGCAGACGATACAGGAAGTAACGCAGCTGTTACTTTCTCAAAGATCTCTCTTACAACAAAGAAGCTTCGCTTAGATTGGGAACTTTCAACAGAGTCTCTAGAAGACAATATTGAGGGTCCAGATCTAGAAGATCACATTGCACGCATGATGGCAACACAAGCAGGTAACGACATTGAAGATGTAATCCTCAATGGAAACGTATCCCTAACAGGAGATGCACTATACAAGGCATTTGACGGTGTTGTTAAGAAGTCAAAGGCAAACGGACGAGTTGTAGATGCAGGTGGAGCTGCAGTATCTCGTGCTGTGTTTAACTCAGCACTTAAGGCACTTCCACGTAAGTATAAGCAGCGCAGAACAGATCTCCGCTTCCTAGCAGGTTCAAACTTGATTCAGGACTTCCTATATGCAAACAGCATTGGAACAAACCAGACAATCCCACAGGATATTGCTTCAAGCATCATCCGTGGAGATGTCCAGCCACTATCTGGTCCAGCAGGTTACGTAGCACCTTACGCATTTGGTATTCCAATTGTTGAAGTTCCGCTACTTCCAGAGACACAGACTGGTGATTACTCAGGAGCAACAGGTTCACACGGTGATATCCACTTGACATTCCCAAATAACGTAGTTATTGGTGTTAAGCGTGATGTAACTGTATACCGTTTCTTCTGGCCAAAGAAGGACGCAATCGAATATACAATGTATACTCGTGTTGGTGTCCAGATTGAACAAGCAGATGCTTGGGTAGTCGTAAAGAACGTTAAGGTAGCTTCATAATTTAATTTATAAGCGAACTGCAAGAATTGCCCCCCAATTAATCTTGGGGGGCTTTTCATTTTAATTTACTAATGCTATAATTAAATACCGAGAAAAAGGAGCAAATTATGTCATTTGAAACACTTAAGGTTTCAGAACTAAAAAAAATTGCAGAAGATTTTGGCGTAGATACAGATTCCGTAAAAGGAAAGCCTAGCCTAATTGCAGCACTAGCTGAAGAAGGCGTAACATGGGCAGTATATGAAAAAACAATTAAAAGTATTGATGATAGCAAAGAAGAGATGGAAGTCCTTCCTAAATTTGACCCGAACAAACAGCAGGACAAAGATACGGTATTGGTTAGAATGACAAGAGCTAATTTCCGTTACGACATCTTGGGGCATACCTTTACAAAGGAACATCCATTTGTTGCAATGAAGGAAGAAGACGCACAAGCAATTTTTGATAAGGAGGAAGGTTTTAGATTGGCTACGCCAAAGGAAGCACAAGACTTCTATCACTAAAGCCTAACATATGGCAGAGATATATATTGATCAAACTTCACCAATTAAGACAAAGATATTTTGGGGAGGACAAATTGTCGATGCCGACGCAAGCGTAACTGCAACCGTATATGATATTACAGAAGACTCAACAATAAATCCAGCTGTTAATCCATCTACAGTCCAAGCAACAATAACTGCAACAAAATTAGAAACAGATGCTGGAACCTATCAGATTATTTTGCCAATTTCATTATGCCGCAGAAATAGAAAGTTTAAGGTTGTCTGGTCATATGCAGTTTCTGGTTCTGCTGGATCGCATACTACATATACGGATGTTGTAACTCCATATGCAAGCCTAGCAGAAGTTATTGAAGATTTAAATATAGGAACAGATGCTAGTGATCCAAACTATAAAACATATCATGAGCTTCAGATGGCAGAAAAATATGCACGTAAACTAATTGAATCGTTTACTGCACAGTCTTTCCATTTGTATGATGACACTCAAACTGTTTATGGTCATGGGGCAGACATCCTTCCGCTTCCATTTAGAATTTATCAAATTCATGAACTATATGAAAACGATGTCCTGCTTTTTGACGGAATCAATAATGTCAATAATTGGATATACGAACCTATCATATCCGAATCTAATTTTGGAATCAGAATTAATAGACAGTCCTTGTTAGACAATACTGTGTATACAGCAAATGGTTTAGTCACGCCCACAATTAATGATTATAATTATAGAGGCGCATTTAAAAAAGAATATAGATACACAGTTTCTGGTAGGTTTGGATGGTCTTCAGTTCCAGATAATGTTGAAGAAGCATGCATTATTTTAATGCAGCAGTTCTTTGAAAAAGATACTGCCTGGAGAAATAAGTATGTAAAGAACGTTAGCGCATTTGACTGGAAGTTTGAATACATGGAAGATGCACACAGAGGCACTGGAAATCTATATGCCGACCAACTACTATTACCTTATGTAATAACTGGAATGGTAGCATTCTAAAATGGATATTATTTCATCAGTCCTTCCTATGAAGTTGGATCTGTTTATTCAGCAGGATGTTCAGGACGTAGATACTGGCTCAATAAATAAATATTTTAACTACATTCAAACTATTGATTGCTATGCAAAAGGAATTGTAATAAATTCCATATCTACTCGTGCAGCAGATAAACAGCAGTTTTCTAATAAGTATACAAATGAGCAATTAATACAAATTAGGACAATTGAAAAGATTAATATTAGACACAAGATTACAAATATTAGAAATAAAAATGGCGGGTATATTTGGACCGAATTAAACTATCCAACTGAGACCCCAACAGTATTTGAGGTTATAGGAGTTACCCCAATAACTGATCCCTTTGGAAATGTCATAGCATACAACTCTACAGCAAAAAGATCGGAGAACCAGGTAATTGGAGTCTAACGTAGCGTTATTAAGAGCAGCCAGCGGACTAGAAAGATTAATGTTCGGTGGTCCAAAAAACTCTACTCTTAAAGACTCAAATGTAGCCCAAATATCTGCAGCTCTATACTACCAAGCAAATGTAATTGCTAAGCTTACATCAAATAAACAATTTAAAGAAACATTTCAAAAAACAATATATCGTCAAATAATGCAAGACTTTGGAAACTATATTGACGCAAAGGCAAGAATGAATCCCAAATCATTGCACCATGTTTATGAATGGAGCAGAACGGGGCAATCAGATTACAGACTGTTTGATTTAGTTATGATTGATGGAGAAGGAATTTCTTTTAAGATTAAATATACATTAAATCAATCCAAATCATTTGTGCCATCCGCAGAAGGAAAGAGAAAGCACGTATTTGCTAACAAGGCTTCTGTAATGGAAGCTGGAATGCCTCTTAAAATTGCTCCACGCTATTCTGAGAGGTTAGTATTTGAAATGAATGGTATTACAGTCTTTATGCCTAAAGGCGCTTCAGTGACCGTTAGGAGCCCAGGAGGGGCTAAGGCAAGAAATCAATTCTCCCTTGCATATTCACAATTCTTTAGTGGTAATTTAGTAAATGAATCAATTAAGAAGTCAGGATTTCAAAGGATATTTAATTCTGCATCTGCTAAAGCATTAAGAATTCCAACAAGTATTAAGAAAGTTAAATACTCATTTTCTCCTAATACAGTTAGATCTGAAGCAGACATGGCGGCAGCAACAGCATTTGGAGGTGCACTGATATGACAGTTAATTATAAATTAGACTCAGTAATAGAGTTAAGAAAGTATCTATGGGATCAATTAGTTGATGCTGAGATATTTAACCCAGATGATTACTACAGCGAAAACATAGGAGATGCAATTATTCCTATTATTCCAGTCCAGCAATCACCAGAAATGAATCAATTCTTGAGCGGCAAGAAGCATATAATCTATGACAAGGTAGGCATATCATATGACACAATGTGGCAGGTATGCACAGAGCAAGTTTTATTTACCCTATATGCAACAGATTTTTCTGATTTAAATGAAATCAGAAATTTAATGATAGACCTATTTAGAAGAATGGATGAGTCTGCCCAAGATGTAAACAGATGGGCAAACATATCCACAAAGTTTAAATTCTTCTCAATATATGTTTCAGACATGTCTCCCATATCTCCTTCAGAGGAAGTCCAGGGCTTTTTAGCAGCGGACGTAATACTTGAGGTCAAATATGCCAGAGATATATCCACAAATGGCAGGTTTATTTAATTTGCCTTATTACCTCTTATAGCCTAAAATTGGATATAGAGGAAAGGGCCTAGCCAGCCAAAATTTTTACAACTTAATATTATTTTAAAAACAGGAGGTATAACAATGGCATTTAATAATGCAAAGAACATCCTTGTTGGTGCATCACCACTATATGTATCAGTCAAGGATTCAACAGATACAGCTTATGTAGAAAATCTTTTGGATATCCCATCAGGTGGAATTACATTTGCAGCAAGAACATCAGCAGCTACAACACTTGAGGCAGCAACAACAAAGGTTCGCAACGTAGGTTTTACTAATAATGGTCTTCAGATCACTTATAACCCAACATACGATTCAGTAACAGTAGATCAGCTTCTTGATACAGCTAAGCTGTTCAAGTCTGCTATGGAAGTTATGATTGCAACTGAACTGGCTGAAGGAACACTCGCAAACGTTCTTTTGGTATTCGGTCAGGGAGCATCAACCCTAAAGAAGGCTGGAGCTGCATCAACAGATGAGTATCCTACTAAGGGTGCAACTGGTGCAGATGATAGAGATCTAACACTAGGCATGGAGGCAGGAGCTCTTGGTATTCAACCAACAGAGCGCCAGCTATTTGCAGTAGGTCAAGCACCTACACTTGCAAAGGGAGTATCAGCTGAGGTTAATGCAACAACAGAGCGTGTATATTATGCACGTCGTGTTTTGTCAGTTCAACAGTCACAGTTCTCACTAGCACGTAATACACCAACAACATTCCCAGTAACTTTCCGTCTGCTTCCAGATGGAAATTACGCAGGATCAGAATACGGCAAGATTATTGACCGTGTTCTAGCATAATAATTAATTAATTATTATTAAAGAAGGCCCCCAGAAATGGGGGTTTTCTGCTTGTATTAGTAAAAATATTTTGTTATAATGATTTAGACTAGATCCTAGGAGGATTAAATTGGCTACAACAATCTACGACGTAGAACAAATTGAATTACAAAATGGCGCAAAGGTGACCCTAAAGCCCCTAACAATCAAAGACTTGAGAAAGTTTATGGCTGCAATTGGTCAGACACAAGACGCAAAGACAGAAGACGAAACACTAACAATTCTAATTGATGCTTGTGCTGTTGCACTAGAAAAGCAACTACCAGATTTGGTAAAAGATCGTGACGCACTAGAAGATGCACTTGACGTCCCCACAATTAATCGCATACTTGAAGTATGTGGTGGGATTAAGATGGACGACCCAAACCTTCTAGCGGCAGCGGTTCTGGCTGGTCAGAACTAGATCTAGCCGCTTTGCTAGGGGAAGTCTTTCTTTTAGGTAATTGGAAAAATTACGAAGAACTAGAAGATAGTCTTTCAATGCCAGAGTTAATACAAACTTTTAAATCTATGCAAAAAACTGAAGAAGAGAAAAGAAAATTCTTAGCAATGCTTCAGGGTGTAGATTTAAATGATAGCAGTGAAGAAGATAGTCCGTCTTTCGACGATGTAAAAAGAAAGGCTTTGGGCATAGAGGCTAGTGGAGACGATGTAGTTTCACTACAAGGCCAATTTGCCTCAGAAGCTGGATTTGGTATCGGAGCTGGATTAGGATACGCTAAGGAGTAACATATAGTTACATGGCTGAAGAAAATCTAATACAAACCAACATTGTCGCTACCAGCGACATGACAAGCCTTATTGTAGATTTAAATAAAGTTTCTTCTGCATTAGCATTACTTCAGGAGCGTTTGAATGCTTCCAATAAATCTTTAGCCACACAAGCTGCTGTCATGAACAGAACGTTTTCAGAAACGTTAAGAAGCACTGGACAGTTCTCAACGCACTTTGTAAGTTTAACATCAGATGTAGACAAATTTGGATCCCAGCTAGATAGGGGCCAAGTAAAGCTTGGACAGTTCTTTAGGGTATACGGAGATCATGTTAAAACTTCTGGCGGCTTAGTAAGAGAATTGGCTCAACAGCAAGTAAGATTACAGAATTCTATACTTCAGCCTTTAGGTAGAAATGCCGAAGGATTAATGCAATACAATGTTCAAATACCAAGAGGCTTAGATATAACCAAAAATAAAACTGCTATCCTAAAACAGGAAATGCAAATTCTTAATAAGGTTGTTCAAGAAGGTGCTGGACAATTAATTAACTGGGGTAAGAATACTCAGTGGGCTGGTAGACAGTTAACTGTTGGATTAACAGTTCCAATGGCAGCATTTGGTAAAGCTGCAGCAGATGCATTTAAAACAGCAGATGAGCAATTAATTCGTTTAACTAAGGTATATGGTGGATTATCTGCAACATCTGCAGCGGAGCTTGCAAAGGTTAGAAAAGATGTTCAGGACACAGCTGCAATATTAGCTAAGTCATATGGCGCAAGTTTTAAAGATACTTTAGGATTAGCAGCGGACATTGCAGCAACTGGAAAGCAAGGAAATGAATTACTAGGGTCAATTCAAGAAACAACAAGACTTTCAGTTCTTGGTGAAGTAGATAGACAAGATGCCATGAAAGCAACGCTTGCGATTCAAAGTGCATTTAAACAAAATACAAAAGAATTAACTGAGTCTATTAACTTTTTAAACGCAGTTGAAAACCAAACATCAACAACACTTAATGACCTAGTAGAAGCAATTCCAAAAGCTGGACCAGTCGTTAAAGGTTTGGGTGGAGACATTCAAGATTTGGCTCTATATCTTACAGCAATGCGTGAAGGTGGAATTAATGCATCTGAAGGCGCTAATGCATTAAAGTCAGGACTTGCATCACTTATTAATCCAACCAAAGTAGCAACAGGCTTATTTGCTGGATTTGGAATAGATCTTAAAAATATAGTTACATCAAATGCTGGCAACCTAACCGAAACTCTTTTAGATCTACAAAAAGCTTTAGATACACTTAACCCTCTACAAAAACAACAGGCAATAGAGCAACTATTTGGTAAATTTCAGTTTTCAAGAATGAATGCTCTGTTTGAAAACCTTGGCAAGCAGGGCAGCCAAACTCTTCAAGTTTTAGATTTAATGAAGGCTTCATCAGAAGATCTTGCAAATATTGCTGGCCGAGAATTAGCACAGGTAACAGAGTCTGCTTCTGGTAAGTATAAGAGAGCAGTAGAAGGATTGAAGGCAGACCTTGCTGGAATTGGAGATCAATTCTTAAAGATTAATACAACATTGATTAATGTTGTAGATTCAGTAATTAAATTTGTAGATAAATTGCCACAACCAATTAAGCAAGCACTTGCATTTATGGGAATGCTTACAGCAACAGCTGGTCCACTTATTATGCTTGCTGGTGTTTTGGGTAACTTCTTTGGCTATATTATTAAGGGAGTTTATCACTTCAAGGCTTTATTCAAAGGCGCAGAAGGATGGAAGTTATTAACGCCAGAAATTTTAGCTGCAAATAAAGCTGGAAGTTTAGCAGAAGACACATTTTATAATGATGCAAGAGCAGCAGCAATTCTTAAGCAAGCATTAGATGGCTTAGCGGCTTCTTATGCAAAATTAGAAACAAGAGCAAGCAGTGCAGCAGTTTCTACAAACCCAACAATATCAACGGTGGCTGGATCCGTAGTTGTTGCAGGCGGAGGCGCAAGACAGGTAAATACAGACTCCCCATATCTTAGCGATAAAGATACTCGTTCATTCTCACACATGGAGCCAGTAGCTAAAATGTCTACAGAAAGAAAAGAAGCACAGACATTCTTTGGCGTAGTTCCAGGGGCTCCTATAGTAAATCAGAAGATTGGCGCAAATCCTCAAATTTATATGGAAGAAGATCTTCCAAAGATTCCTGGATTAACTTCTATTAGAGGAGTTTCAACTGGTGTGGTTTCAGAAGAAGCTGCAAAGTGGCATTCTATGTCGGCAGCACTTGCAATGCAGTCTGAATCAGAAATTGCTCTTCTTAAGAAAGAGGT